ATTATATTGCCAGTGTGGAATTTACCGGTACAATACAAGACACGGTGGGAGTGGATCCTGAGGCATTTGAAGAAGTTTGGAACATGATCAAATCAAAATCCTCTGGTGGTTGGATATTGGCTGGAATACAAGTAAACTAAAATAGGATAATTAATGAGCAAACAACAATATAATTTAAACACAAAGACAGACTATCTCAATCGCAAGATGTTCCTAGACCCAGCTGGTCCAGTAACCATACAACGTTTTGAAGAAGTTAAGTACAAGAAGATTGCAGACTTTGAAGCAACAGCACGTGGTTTCTTTTGGCAACCAGAAGAAATTAGTCTAAGCAAAGATGCCAACGACTTTAAAGATGCCAGCGAAGCAGTTAAGCATATCTTTACCAGTAACCTACTACGTCAAACAGCATTAGACAGTTTACAAGGTCGTGGTCCAAGTCAAATCTTTATGCCAGTAGTCAGCTTGCCAGAACTAGAAGCACTGGTGTACAACTGGACATTCTTTGAAACCAATATTCATAGTAAATCATACAGTCATATTATTCGTAACATTTATAATGTGCCCAAAGATGTGTTCAACACTATTCACGATACTAAAGAAATTGTGGATATGGCAAGTAGCGTAGGTGACTATTACGAAGCATTGCACATGGTCAACTGCCGTAAACAAATGGGCGAGACAGTTACTGAAAAAGAACATATCCGTGCAATCTGGATGGCCTTACATGCCAGCTATGCACTAGAAGCATTCCGCTTTATGGTCAGCTTTGCCACAAGTCTTGCAATGGTAGAGAATAAAATTTTTATTGGTAACGGCAACATTATTCAGTTGATCTTGCAAGACGAATTACTACACAAGGGATGGACGGCTTATTTGATTAATCAAGTGGTCAAAGAAGATCCACGCTTTGTTCAAGCCAAACAAGAATGTGAAGCAGAAGTGTATCAACTGTACATGGATGTGATCCGTGAAGAAAAGGCCTGGGCAGACTATTTGTTTAACAAAGGTCCAGTGATTGGACTTAATGCCAACATTTTAAAAGACTTTGTGGACTACACAGCCGTTGGTGCACTTAAAGATATTGGTTTAAAGTATAACAATACTGCACCAAAAACAACACCAATTCCTTGGTTCAACAAGCATACTGACACAAGTAAAAAACAAACTGCCCTACAAGAAAACGAATCAACTAATTATGTAATTGGGGCAATGAGTGAATCACTTGATTACGAAGCACTACCAAATTTTTAAGGAAATAATGTGAAAGCAACCATATGGAGCAAGTACAACTGTCCTTATTGTGATCAGGCCAAAGCCTTGTTGAAACACAAAGGCATACCATTTGAAGAAAAGAAAATTGGTGATGGCTACACTAAAGAAGAATTGTTAGAAGCAGTGCCAACTGCAAGAACAGTGCCGCAAATCTTTTTAGATGATAAATTAATAGGTGGGTTTACAGAACTCAACGAACATTTAAAAAAGGTACAATATGTTGATTAACAAAGGAGTCTCATCTGGGGACATAGTAACAATCAAATTAACTTCAGGCGAGGAACTAGTGGCCAAACTAATTGAAGAAAATCCAATGCAGATAAAAATTGCTAGACCATTAGTTTTAACAATGGGTCAGCAAGGAATTGGCATGGTTCCATACTTGTTTACCGTGGATCCTGATAAAGATATCAAAATGAGCAGATCCACTATCACAGTGTTAGAAACCACTGAAGATTCTGCGGCAAAACAGTATATCAAAGCAACCACAGGGATCGTGACATAATAGTGTAATAAATACACTATGACCTATAAACTAAGGGCAGGTGCCCCATTTGATTTAGATAATTATTTTAACCGACCTGCTATCGATGCAGGCCCCTTTGTTAATCCTTATCCAGATGTGTCTGTGAGTAAAATAGATGGTGGGTTTTTCAATAGACCCGCTACATTTACCGTTGACGGTGGCAAAATACCTTTAGCAGGCACATCAACTTACGACCCAACAAAAACCTATACATCAGCAGACGTACTGCCTGCGAACGCTATTGGTGGTCCTGAGTATTGGATACTGAATTATAACCCTAGAGTTTATAGAGATGGATACATTTTAAATTTTGATCCATTGGTCACTGTTGACGGAAGCATACCACCACCATGAGCGATACTGGAAGCATTTTATTAAGAAGAGGTCCTACAACAGATAGGATAGCATTTGTGCCTTTGGATGGCGAGATCATTTATGACAGCGATCTTAAAAAGGTATACGTGGGCGACGGTGAAATCTACGGCGGCAATGCTGTTACGTTTGGCGGCACTACTAGCAATGTGTATTATGTAACATCTGAAGGCAAAGACAATAGTGTAAGTAATGACGGCACTAGCATTGATAGAGCATTTGCATCGGTCAAAAAGGCATGTGAAGTTGCAGGCGCTGGCGTACAATATGCAAATGCCACATACCTAATAACACAAAATAAAAGCTGGTTGGTTACAGAAATGTATCAATGGATGCTGTATCAAAAAGCAAATAGTACCAATGGGTTTACTCCAGGTTCAGTATTTGATCAAACAGCAACGTTGAGAGATGCGAACTATATTGTTGATGCTGTCATATATGATTTATCACGCAATGGAAATTTTAGAACAGTTGCATATACATTAACGTTTTTTAAACAAGATGCCGTTAATACTTTTTATGACACTGACACTGCGGCAGCAATGCCGTACATTATATCATCGTTAACATATTTAAAAAGCCTAGTACTAACGGTCATTACCAATACAGCACCAACATACAACTATCAAAGTTTAAACGGTGTTGGTAGTCCAGTAATACAGTTGATTGATTTAACTAAGACTGCTGAAACTGGTGCCAATGCTTACATCACAAATTTATTTAATATACTATTACCTGCTCTAACAGCCCAGTCCACAGCATCAATACCAACAGCAACTACTGGAGTCAATGCCACAATCTATGTAAAAACTGGAACATACTCTGAACAGTTACCAATTATAGTTCCTGAGAATACGGCCATTTTGGGTGACAGTATTCGCAACACATTCATACAACCTAAAACTGGACTCAGTGATGATGGAGTAACTGCAAACAATCTTAGTAAGATGTTTTTAGTAAGTGATGGTGCAATATTAAAAAATATAACAGTAAAAGGCATGACCGGCTTTGCAACAAACCCAGCAAGCCCAACTAATATTAACACAGCAACTATTGGTGGCATATTTGTAGCGTTCAATCCAGCAAGTCCTATTATTAATAAAAGTCCATACATTATTGAATGTAGTAGTTTTAGTTCAGGCGGCATTGGCGTAGTTGTAGACGGCACAGTACATAGATCTGGAAACAAGAGCATGGTGTTCCACGGCTATACCAATATCAATGATAATGGAATAGGTTTTTGGATTAAGGATGCAGGGCGAGCAGAAATTGTTTCATGCTTTACATATTATTGTTACATGGGTTATGTTGCCAGCGGTGGCGGCATCATACGAAGTCTAAACGGCAACAACAGTTATGGCACATACGGTGCTGTTAGTTACGGCAACGATCCAACTGAAACAACAGTGGCTGGCTCTGTCTACGGAACTCAGTTGCTTTATGATACTGATTTTTCAGTGGGCACTATCGCTGTTGGCAATACCATTACTGGCGCAACTAGTGGTGCAACTGGCACTGTACTAAGCGTTGTTGCAGTCTATACTAAAATACACTATAAGGCAATAAGTGGTACGTTTACAGCGGGTGAAACAATTTCAAACGGTGCTGGAGCAAGTACAAAAATCAAAGCTGGTAGCGTAACAGGACAGTTTGGATTTACACTGTATGTTAACAATTTAACACCAGTTCCATTAGCTGGTGGATCAATTGAATTTGTCACAGGTGATACTGGTACATACGTAATTCAAAGTGTAAGCGGATATGATTCAGCTACTGGCAGAGCTATTATTGTTCTAGCCAATGAGAAACCCACAGCAAGCAACGATGGTGTGGGTATACGTATACGTTATAGATATAGCAGTTGTCGAATAACTGGACATGATTTTTTAAGTATTGGTACTGGCGGTACGGCAACTACTAACTATCCTTTCATCCCAATCACACCACCAAGTCAAGGCAACGAAATTGTTGAAGAAGCTACTGGGCGTGTTTATTATATTAGCACAGACCAAGATGGTAATTTTAGAGTAGGTAACTATTTTAGAATTAATCAAAGTACTGGTGTTGCTACACTTAACACAAGTGCATTTGATTTAAGTGGATTAAACACACTTAATGTAGCGGCATTAGGTGGTATTGTTGGTGAAACAATTAACG